TATTAGTCCGGGGGGATTCATAGTTATGGCTAGCTTGTGTTGTCTTGTGTTATCTTTACGTGGAGGTGTGTCGGGTATATGGGGGGGGTATATATTTACCCCTTTGGGACTAAATAGAAAATAACATATTTCTTACAAAGACGCAATATGCTATAATACGATTGTCATAATGACTGTTGCAATTATGCAACACTTTTATAGAAAGCAAATAAAATGTTTGAAGTGGTAATTTTAGTTTGCTTATTAAATAATGATTGTGTAGAATTACATGATAGTAAAGGGCCATATAAAACTGAGTTAGAGTGTAAGGCGAGGGCATCAGAAATGATGGAAGACTTTGTGTCGGCAGACCAAACACCTCCTACTATAGGTTTAAAGGTTAAATGTAATAAAAAAGGTGTAGGTATTTAATGTTGGATTCTAGTTTAGAAGATAATAATCCAAATGCTCCATACATAACATTAAAAGATAAGTTAAAAGAATATACAAATATAAGGGCAAAGACAGACTTTGAAACCTTTGTTAAGGTCTTTGCCCCTACTCTTGTGTCTGATTTTAAGATGGGTAGGCATATAGAACTCCTCTGTGCAAAGCTACAGGGGGTAGTGGATGGGGATGTAAAGAGGCTTATGGTCTTCTTGCCACCTCGTTCATCCAAGTCAGTTATTTGTAGTAAGTTGTTTCCTGCTTGGTATATGGGTAACTTTTCTAACCATGAGATTATGTCAGTGTCACACAGTGACCAGCTTGCCAGTGACTTTGGTCGGACGGTCAGGGACATTGTGAATACAGAACGGTTCCAGAAGATATTCAAAGGTATTAGTCTAAGGAGTGATGTTAAGGCAGCAGGTAAGTGGAAGACAAACAAGAATGGTTCTTACTATGCAGCAGGTGTGAGAAGTCAGGTTGCAGGTCGCGGCGCACACGTAGCTTTATTGGATGACGTTATGTCTGAAGAAGATGCCATCTCAGAAGCAGGTAGAAGATATATTAAAGAATGGTATCCTGCAGGTCTTAGAACTCGTATCATGCCTAATGGTGCAATTATTATTATTAATACTAGATACCACTATGATGACCTTTGTGGTTGGCTTCTTAAACAGGAAGCAGCAGTAGAAGAAAATATGTACCCATGGGATGTAATCAGTATTCCTGCATGGCTGAATGAAGAAGCAGCAGAGTTATTAGGATTACCAGTAGGTACGTCTTACTTTCCTGAGTGGAAGCCTGATGAGTTGTTAAAGATTGACGAGCAGGAGATTAGGGCATCCAATGGTAGTAGATATTGGAATGCTCTGTATATGCAAGACCCAAGTCCTGATGACGGTGGTATTATTAAGAAGAAGTGGATACAAACTTGGGATTATGACGAACCACCCCCATGTGACTTTATATTACAGACATATGATACAGCCTTTAGTACGTCTAGGACTGCTGACTATAGTGTAATACAAACGTGGGGTATATTCTATACATTTGAAGATAATGAATATGGAGTAGAACAATCACAAAGTAATATTATATTATTAGGTAATACTAGAGGTAGATTTGAATATCCAGAACTAAGACGTAAGGCACAGGAACTTTATGCAGAGTTTAGACCAGATGTTTGTATAATAGAGAAAAAGGCCTCTGGTCAGTCTTTACTGCAGGATATGCGTAGGGCAGGTCTTCCTGTCTTAGACTATCTTCCTGACCGTGACAAAGTGTCACGTGTATATGCAGCCACCCCAATGATGGAGGCAGGGCGTGTGTGGTTACCATCAGACCGTGTATGGTCAGATGACCTGTTTTCAGAGTGTATGTCTTTCCCACACGGTTCGCATGATGACCAAGTGGACTGTATGACTATGGCTATTCATTACATGAAGGATAGCTGGAACCTTATTCACCCAGAAGACCCTAGCTGGGAAGATGAACCAAGAATGAGAAAGAGGGTTGCGTATTGGAGAACTTAAAGTTATAATATAAAAATCGTAGTTTAACTGGTAGGAAAGAAAATGGCTATAGAAAAAAATCCAAATGACATTATGCCTGAAGGTATGGATAATGTTATTCAATTAAATATAAATCAAGAATCAGATGAAAACGTAGGCTTTGAAGTTGACCCTGAGACAGGAGAGATAGAAGTATCATTCGCTCCTGAAGGGGAAATGTTTGGTATGGAAGTAGAAGTTTCGTATGACGAAGGCGGCTTCTATGACAACCTAGTAGAACAACTTGACGAAGAACTACTTATAGAAATAGGTAATGATGTTTACGAAAAGTTTGAGGCAGACAAGTCCTCACGTTCAGAATGGGAATCCATGTTTGAGCGTGGGTTTGATTTGCTTGGCCTAAAACTGGAAGAAACAACAGAACCATTTGAGGGTGCGGCAACTGCTGTACACCCACTGCTTATTGAATCAGCAGTTAAATTCCAGTCACGTGCATCCCAAGAACTCTTTCCTTCCAGTGGTCCAGTCAAAACCCAAGTTCTTGGCGATGCAACCGTGGAGCGTCAACGGCAAGGTAACCGTGTACAAAACTTTATGAACTATCAACTTACTGAGCAGATGCCAGAATACTTTGATGAGTTTGAACGTATGCTGTTTCACCTTCCGTTGATTGGCTCTTCGTTTAAAAAGATTTATTATGATTCAGCGTCACAGCGTCCAGTAAGTGAGTTTGTACCTATTGACCAATTCTATGTGTCTTATTATGCTACTGACCTAAGACGTGCAGACAGATATACTCATGTACTGTACCGTAGTCCTATGGAACTGGCAAAGCAAATTGCCGCAGGTATGTATGAAGAGATAGACCTTCCAGATGCTTACCATCCAGAGCAGTCGGCTCTTACAGAAAAGATGGATACAGTCCTTGGGTTGTCTCCTTCTTCAGACCTTGACCCACAGTACGTACTACTAGAACAGCACTGTTATCTTGAAATAGAAGATTATGAAACTGCTTGTCCTTATATTGTAACAATTGAGGAAAGTACACGTAAGGTATTGTCTATTCGCCGTAACTGGAAAGAAGATGACCCAACCAAAGAAAAGAAAATGTTCTTTACCCATTACCGTTTTGTACCGGGCTTCGGGTTCTATGGTCTTGGTCTTATTCACTTCCTTGGTAACCTTACTATGTCTGCCACTGCAGCAATGCGTAGCCTTATTGACGCAGGTCAGTTTGCTAACTTGCCGGGTGGTTTCAAGGCAAAGGGTGTACGTGTAGTAGGTGATAATGACCCAATTGCACCGGGTGAGTTTAAGGAAGTAGAAGCAACAGGTATGGATATTTCTAAGTCCATTGTTCCTTTGCCATACAAAGAACCATCAGCTACACTATTCCAAATGATGCAGTTTACTGCAGCAGCAGGTCAGAAGTTTGCAGACACCACAGAACAGGTTATCTCTGAGGGTTCTAACTATGGCCCAGTTGGAACAACTATGGCACTGCTTGAAGCTTCTAGTAAGTTCTTTAGTGCAATCCACAAACGTCTACACAAGTCGCAACGCGATGAGTTTAAGATTCTGGCACGTATTAACTACGAAAGCTTACCAAGCGAGTACCCCTACGATGTCCCCGGTGTGTCAGAAACTATCATGCGTCAGGACTTTGATGGACGTGTGGATGTAATTCCTGTAAGTGACCCGAACATTCCGTCATCTGCACATCGTCTTATGATGACGCAGATGGCAATGCAGTTGGCACAAACTGCACCTCCGGGAATGTTCAACATGGAAGAATTAAACCGTACTCTATTGAATGCGGCTAACATTCCTAACTTGGATAAGATTCTTCCTGATAAGCCACAGGCACAACCTCTTGACCCAGTTACAGACATAGAAGCTGCAACTAAGGGTCTGCCTATTAAAGCATTTGCTGGTCAAAACCACGATGCTCATATTCAAATTAAACAAATGTTTTTACAAGACCCTGCAAATGGTGGCAATCCTATTATGCAACGTATTGCCCCTGTTCTACAGGCGAATATCCAAGAACACGTAGTAATGAAATATGAGGAGCAAGTCAATGGTCTAACACGTCAAATGATGGCAGAAGCACCTCCGGGTGACCCTAATGCACAGAACCCTCTTGTTATAGAACAGGTAATGGTAGCTGCAGCCCAACAAGTCATGCAAGCTAACCAAGCTGCTATGCAGCAAGGACCATCTCCTGAACAAGCTATGGTTCAAGTGGAAGCACAACGTCTTGAAATAGAAAAGCAAAAGGTTCAGGCTCAATTGGCTAAAGAATCTGTTGAGGGTGCGCTTAAACAACGTGACCTTGATTTGAAAGAACAAAAGCTTGCACTGGATGCTTATAAAGTGGGAGCAGAGAATACTCTGAAAGCGGATGAAAAAGAGAAAGATAGAAATACAAAAACGGCAATCAAGGCTGTTGAGGTCCTTGCAGACCTCATCAAGCAAGACAAAAATAAAGAAAACGCCGAAACGCTTAAAGCGGCAGACATGATTACTAAGCTTTTGTCTGATGCTAAGAAGAGTAAATAATGCTTTGGGAAGAAATAGATAGGCATTTACAAAAAGAAATAGACTTATTAAAAAATTCGCTTGCATCTGGAGCCGCTTCGGACTATGCTTCGTATATGAACTCTGTTGGGCGTATTTCGGGATTGGAATATGCTAGGGCAGAAATTAAAGACATAGTAAACAAAATGATATACGAAGATGAAGAGGAGTAAAAATGCAAGCAGTTGCTATGGAAAAGTCTATTCTTAATGATGCGTGGAACACACAAGAGGAAGTACCTGACCCAGAAGTACTTCCTATTGTACCGGGTTATCATATCTTAGTACGTCCTGTGTCTGTTAAGTCAGCCACTAAGGGCGGTATTCTTTTACCAGATTCAACCAAACAAGATATTTCATATCTTACTACCGTAGGTAAAGTACTACGTGTAGGTAAGGATGCATACCAAGATACAATCCGTTATCCTAACGGTGCTTGGTGTGAAGAAGGTGATTATGTATGTTATGGTAAACATTCTGGTCAAAAGTTCATGTATAAAGGTGTAAGACTTATTCTTCTTTTGGATGACCAAATTACTATGGTTGTACAAGACCCGAAAGAATTAGACCCTACTTATAACCTTTCCCATTAAAAATTTGGTATAAGCTATTGTGAACCTAAACACAATATAGTATTATATTAATTATTGCGTAATTCGTCATAGTGTCGCTACTGACGTAAAAGGAGAAATGAATGTCTGAAGATTGGACAACGGTAAATACTTCCAAAGCCGAAAAAGAGGAAGACAAAGTTGAGTTTGAAATTGAAGGTCAAGAAGAAGAGGCGCAAGTAAATGAGCCTATTCAAGTTTCAAAAGAGGGCGATGAGCCTGAAGAAGTTGAAACAAAGGCTGAAGTTCAAGAGGAATCTTCAAAGGGAGATGAACCTCAATCAGGCGCACAAAAGCGAATCCGTCAACTCGTAAAGCAAAAGAAAGAACGAGAAGAACAGATTCAACAGTTGATGCAACGTCAACAAGAACTTGAAGAGCGATTGAAATCTCAACAGCAGGAATTAAAAACTTCATTAGAAAAAAGTTTTGAATCTGCTGAAGAACAAATTAATAGCCGTATTGCAATGGCTAAAGATGCATACAGACAAGCGTTGGAATCAGGAGATACTGACCGCATTGTTATGGCGCAGGAAGCTTTGAGTAATGCACAGACTGATGCATCAACTCTTAAAATTGCAAGACGGTATGAGCAGCCTAAAGAAGAACAGGTTGCACAGCAGCAAGTCCAACAACCACAACAGCAGCAGCAGTCTGCACAATATGATAGACTAGCAGTTGAGTGGGCAGGACGAAATCCGTGGTTTGGTCAGGACAATGTAATGACCACACTTGCCCTAGAGGTAGATGCGGAGTTGAAAGCGGAAGGGTATGACCCATCTGATGGAGATTTTTACGAAGAGATAGATTCTCGTTTGAAAGCTAAATTCCCACAACGGTTTAGCACAGGACAGGAACCATCTCAGGAACGTCAGCAGGAAGCGTCAAATCCTGCCCAAGTGGTCGGTGGAGCATCACGCACTTCAACGGCCTCACAGTCTGGTAAGAAGGTACGTCTTACAAAAGAAGACATCCGACTTGCTGAAAAGTGGGGTATACCATTGGAACAGTACGCAGCAGAAAAGCTAAAGGTTGAAAAGGCCGAAGGCGAATACACTTCAGTACAATTTTAAATAGCGTGGAGGAAATTAAAATGGCACGTAATACAACAATGTCACGTAGTGCAGAGTCTCGTGAACTCAATACAAGGGAACAATACGAAGAATATCAAGAACCTAATATGCTTGATATTCCAGAGGAAACCCAAAACCGTTTTGCAAACGAGGGCATGACCCTACGTTGGATTCGTATTAATCTTCGTGGGCAAGACGACTACAAAAATGTTGGCAAGAAAGTTCAAGAAGGCTGGCAATTTGTAACGGTAGATGAGGTTCCTGAGATGCAGCACACCTCTTTCGTGAGAGAGGGAGGGCGATATGAGGGTACAGTCTGTCGTGGAGACTTGGCTCTAGCTAAAATGCCTCTGGCAAAAGCACAAAGTCGTCAACGGTACTATGAGAATAAAAGTTCAGAAATGGTTGATGCGGTTAATCAACAGCTTATGAACTCAAATGATTCTCGTATGCCAATTCGGAATACAAGTAAATCAAGTGTTACTAAGGGACGCAACGCTAAGTTTCAATCTTAGGTCTTTTAGTAAGTGCAATTTTAAATAGGGAGAAATCAAATGACTGCAACTAAAGCGTTATCTGGCTTCCGTCCTTCTCGTAAACGTGGTAACAACCCGAACAATCAGGGCCAAAGTGAATACCCTATTGCTTCAGGTTACGCTGCTAACATTTTTACAGGCGATTTGGTCCGTATTAATGCAGGGAATTTGGAAGTTATCACCACTGTAACTGAAGTAGTCCAAGGTGTATTCATGGGCTGTCGTTACGTTGCTAACGGTGAACAGAAATTTAGCAAGTATTGGCCTTCAGGTACTTCAGCAACTAATGCTGTGGCTCTTGTGGCTGATGATTCACGTACCGTGTTTGAAGTACAAGCAGACGCTTCTGTGACTGCTGGTGACCTTCACGGTTCACAAAACTTTGCTGTAACATTGGGTTCAGGCTCAACCTTCACAGGTATGTCTGGTCACGGTGTTGAAGCAGCAACTCGTACAACTGGTATTGCTATGTGCCGTACTCTGGATTCAGTAGATGAGCCGGGGAATGATGTAGCTGTAGCTGCTGAGAATGCTTACCTGAAACTGAATGTACAACTTATTCAGCACACAGATAACTTCTTGACTGCTGCCGTAACTGCACCTGCAACCATTACTGCGTACCTGTTAGGTTAAGGGAGATTAAATAATGGCGATTAATAGAGCAAGTATTGCAAAAGAACTTCTCCCCGGTCTTAATGCCGTATTCGGTATGGAGTATGGGGAAGTTTCGGACGAACACGCACCACTGTTTGAGACAGAAAACTCAGACCGTGCGTTTGAAGAAGAAGTATTGTTCACAGGCTTTGGGTCTGCACCTACTAAAGGTGAAGGCGCAGCCGTAGCTTATGACGATGCTCAAGAAAGTTACACTGCTCGTTATACACACGAGACTATTGCACTGGCATTTGCAGTGACAGAAGAGGCTATGGAAGATAACCTCTATGACACATTCGCAAAGCTTCGCGCACGTGGTCTTGCTCGTGCTATGGCGAACACCAAGCAAGTTAAAGCTGCTGACGTATTTAACAACGGCTTCAGCGCAGCTTACGTTGGTGGTGATGGTGTAGCACTGTTCTCTGCCTCGCACCCAACTGCTGGTGCAGGTAATCAGTCTAACTACATTGGTGCAACTGACCTGTCAGAAGCATCTTTGGAATCAGCACTGATTTCAATCTCTAAGGCAAAAGATGACCGTGGTATTCTGATTGGTCTGCAAGCTAAGTCTTTGCACGTTCCTTCAGACCTCGCATTCACTGCTGACCAGATTCTGAACAGCACACTTACAACAACTAATGCTACTCTTGGTACTGATGGCATCAGCAACCAAAACAGCATTAACTCAATCCGTAATCAGGGTCTTGTACCGGGTGGCTTCTACGTGAACCGCCGCTTCACAGACACTGATGCTTGGTTTATCAAAACTGATTGTCCAAACGGTGCGAAGATGTTTGTACGTGCGCCTCTTCAAACGAAGATGGAACCAGACTTTGACACAGGTAACCTCCGCTTTAAAGCACGTGAGCGTTACTCATTCGGTTGGTCAGACTGGCGTGGCTTCTTTGGAGCAGACGGTGCTTAATTAGCACAGTCAATAAAAACTTAAAAAAAGAAGAGGGATACTATTTTGTATTCCTCTTTTTTTGTGTATAATATAAAAATAGAATAATAACTAACTAATTAACAACCGGAGAAATTCTATGGCTACTAATATCCGTAACGCTTTTGTTACAGGGTCTGGCGCATTGCTGGACAGTTTAACAAGTACTACTGTTGCAGACACACGTATTAAAGGTGTAACTTACTCAGGCGTAGGTACATTTACTATTACTGGTTCGCAGACTGATGAGTACAATAATGTAAAAGGTGCAAACATTAAGTTTGTAGGAACTACTGCAAATGACGCAGGTGACATTATGATTCCAGACTTTGGAGTTAAGATGTATGGTCCTGTTAAAGTTTCGGCTCCTACATCAGCAGCTACTGTAGCAGTTTACTATGGCTAATTACACTTATTTGGTTGAGGACTTGATTGCTGCCACTGAGAATGATGGCGCAGAGTTCTTAGCTTATGTCCCCAAAATTGTGAATAGAGCAGAGGAACGTCTGACAAGGGTGCTTGACGACTATGGTCTTGTTACCTATACGTCAGTCGCTGTTTCTGCTGATACTAATATTGTAACACTTGTATCTGGTACACGTATAGTAAAAAGTTTTAATATTACTACTTCTGCTACTAGTACTACTGACCCAACAAAAATACAACTGTTGCAACGTACTGATGAATATATTCGTGACTACTGGCCTGTAAGTGCAAGCACAGGTACACCAGTGTATTATGGTAAGCGTGATAATACTACAGTTATTATTGCACCTACTCCTGTATCTACACTGAATGGTGAAATTGCTTATACAAGTCAGCCTACACCACTTACATCAGCTACACCTAATAATTATTTTAGTGACTATTGCTATGATGCTTTGTTTAATGCATCCATGGTAGAAGCAATGGTATTTATGAAAGACTACCAAACTAGCCAACTGTTTGAGGGGCGTTATCAGCAAGCAGTTGAATCATTACGTAATCAAGCAAGACGTACCAGAAGGGATGATATGGAAGCTGCCACAAGTCCCGGTGGTGCTGATAATCCAATTATTCCGGGAGCAAACTAATGAAGAAACAAATCATTAAAGGTGTGGCTGAACTTATAGAAGGCGCAACTAAATCAGCACCTAAAGCCAAAACCTACAAAGGTCGTAAGCGTGGACGTAAGTCTGCAGCAGCACGTAAGGCTAAGAATGAGGCAGCGAAAGCTTCTCGTGCTAAGTTGGCTGCTAATCGTGGTCCACAACATCGTGGTCAGAAGCTTCTTAAAAAGGAAAACGCAAAGCCAAAGCTTACTCTTGGTCAAAAGCTAAAGCGTGAAAAAGGTAAGGTAGATACTTCGGGACTTTCAAAAGAGGAAAGTAAAGAACGCCGTAGTCTTATTGCTCGTGTAATCCGGGAAGCACGTGCAGAAGGTAAGGGCAAGAAAGCACCTACAGGAACACGCAAACAAACTCTTACCAAAGAAGGTTTGAAACTTGTACAAAAAGGCGATATTGAAACAATAGTTAAAAACCCTAAGAAGTATATGTACGAAGGTGCAGATGCACAATTAGTTTCTAAGGATGCTACATCTGAGTTTGCATCACGTAAAGAAATGCGTGAAGCATTTAAAGAAATGTCTAAGGGTGAAAGAATGGATTTTATCCAAAAGAATATTACACCTAAGATGACAAGCAAACAAATTTCTGATATACTTGGTCAGGGCGAAGGTGTTCCTAAACTTCCAAAGCAGCAGAACATTGCTTCAACTGTACGTAAGCTAAAGCGTCAAGGGTATCCGGGTTCACTTACTGAACTTCGTAAAAACTTAAAAGCAAGACCCGGTATGACAAAACCAAGTGGTGGACGTAAGTATAAAAAAGGTGGTCGTGTACGTGGATGTGGTGCGGCTCTTCGTGGATATGGAAAGGCTATGAAGTAATGGCTGCTTCACTTATTAAAAAAGGTATAACTGTTGGTCGTCAACTTTTAAAAAAGAAACCTGAAACAATTACAGAAAGAGCAGCTAAAGCTAGGCATCACCATGCAGCAACAGTTAAAGCATTAACTCGTCAACAAAACAAAGTTAAGGAAGAAGCTAAAAAACAAGGAATGAGTGTAAAAGC